ATACGGCTTCACACGGCACTCAAGCGACAGCTCGCAATATCCCCAGTGCCGTTCCACGTCCTCAATGGTCATCCGCGCGTCGTAATAGAAGGTCGGATCACGGTCGAAGATCATGTTCATGCGCCGCCCGTGCACATCCGCTGCAAATGTGGAGACTAGCGAGTCGAACGGCGCACGGGCATACAACGTCAACTCGATGACCCGGTCGGCATATCGGACTGTACCAAACGCCTCAGAGAGATCGAGCGCGCCGTCGCGCCCGGGGATCTCCACGCAGTTCATCTGCGGCTCTGGCATGGGAATCGCATAGGGCGCGACGATCAGACCGTAGTCCGCGCGCGCCCACTTGGTTCCAAATCGGATATCGCTCACGTCAGTCGCTCCTTTCGTCTGCGAATTGCACCAAGCGCGTCATCCATGGCCGGCGCAAGCCAACCGATGGTCGCACCAGTGTCTGCGACCAGCTGCATCCCCGCAAGCTGCGGCAGATATCGCCGCACTTCAGAGATCAGGATATCCAGCTTGTCGGATAAGAGATCACTCGCAACTCCGAGCCCTAAGGTCTTAGGAAGGTTCGTCAGTACGTCGATCGCGCCAACATCCACGCTGGTCGGAATCGCGCTCTGAATCTGCTTGTTCACATCCTCCATTGCGTCGGTGAATCCAACACCTACGCCCTGACCCATGTTCTCGCCGATTCCGGCGAACACTTTGGAAGGCGACGCGATACCAAGCGCTCTCTTCGCGCTTTTTACGATGTTGGAGAAGAAGTCGCGTACCTTGCTTGCCAGCCAAGAGGCCATGCTTTTGATACCTTCCCAAAGACCACTCACGATGTTCTTGCCTATCTCCACCACGGAGGATACCGACGATCCGAAACCGTTCAAGATTGCTGAGACGATCTGCGGTAAAGCGGCGATCAGCTGCGGAAGCGCTTTGATCAGGCCGATCGCAAGCTGAACCGTAAATTCGATGCCCATGGCCATAAGGGTCGGGAGATTGTTCATGAAGAAGTTGATGATCCCAGTGATCAGTTTCGGTAGCGCTTCGATCAGCTTAGGCAGCGCGCGAATGATACCCTCAGCTAAACCCTTCACGATTGAAAACGCCGCATCCAAAATCTTGTCCATGTTGTCGAACAGCGTTTTGCAGATGAGAAGCACCGCCTCAATGATCGCGGGGATCAATGTCGGTAGCGCGACACCAATTCCCTGCACGAGTGATGCAATCATCTGAATCGCCGCCTCCACCAACGCTGGCAGCATATCGACAATCCCCTGCGCGAGTGTAGTAATCAGCTGCACCGCGCCGTCGGTGAACTGCGGCAAGGCGGTGATCACACCCTGTAGCAGCGTCACAACGATGCCTGACGCAGCGGATACAAGCGTAGATATATTCGCCGCTAACGCGCCGCCGATCGCGCTCACAATGCTCATACCAACCTGTATAAATTGCGGCAGGCTGCCGAGAATCAGGTTAGCGATTCCGCCGACCGTTTCACCGAGCACGACGGTAATCTTGTTAAAATCGCCGCCTGCCTCTGCAAGCCCGGAGGTAAAGTCGCCGAGCAGCGAAACGCCGTCATCCGCGAGCGTCTGAAGCTGCGGTAGCAGTACCGTTCCCATGACCCGTTGTGCCGCTGCCGCGCCCTGTTTAAGCCGTTGCACGGAATCATCGAACGCGCCGAATTTTGCGATCGTTTCCTCGCTTAGCACCGCGCCCATCCGCTTGGCTTCGTAGGTCAGCGCCGCGATGCCTTCGCTACCCTGCGCAATCAGTGGATTCAGATCCTGCGCGCTCTTTCCAAAGAGCTGCATGGCGAGCGCGTCGCGCTCTGTTTCGTTTGCCACCTGCCCGAGCGCATCGATGGCGTCCCAATAGACATCTTCGCTGTTTCGAAGTGTCCCATCCGCATTGGTCACCGATACGCCGAGGCGATCGTATGCTTTGGCGAACTGCTCGCTGCCGCCAGCAGCGCTGGACATAGACTTCACGTTCTTTGCCATGGAGCCGGTCAAAGTGTCCAGCGAAACATCTACGAGATCGGCGGCGTAGGAATATGCCTGTAGACCTTCCACGCTCATGCCGGTGACGGAACTTTGCGTCAGCATTTCGTCCGCATATACCGCGGTATTGACAGTCATATCAATCAGCGCTTTGCCAGCGGCCACCGCAGCGGTACCGATCGCCGCCATGGCCGCACCGAGCGCGACGCCGATGCCCTTCACGACCGAGCCGAGTTTGTCAAAACGCCCGCCCGCGTCATCCGCCTGATCGGCGGATTGTTTGATCTCGTCGCCGAACTCATCTGCTTGCTTGCCAGCAGAGTCCAGATCACTCGCCGTGCTCTCTAGCGCGGTTTCATTCGCGCCAAGCTCTCGCTCCATACCGTTGAGGGCAGCTTTCGCGTTATTGAGCTGTACCTGCCACGCTTGGGTACGCTTATCGTTCTCTCCAAAAGAAGAAGCCGCGTTCTGCAACGCGGCCTCAAGGGTTTCGACCTTATCTTTTTGAGCGTCGATCTCTTTTCGCAGGACTTGGTTTCGAGCGGTCAGTGCGCCGACCGATTTGTCCTGTTTGTCGAATTGGGAGGTGACGAGGTTCATCTCGCTACCAAGAACCTTGAATGATTGGTTGATCTCGGAGAGTGCTTTCTTGAACTCTTTCTCGCCCTCAATCCCGATCTTGAGTCCGAAGTCGGAATATCCCATCTGTTAGGTTGTCCTCCTAATTCCCGGAAGGTATAGAAAGTCCGAAGCATTCTAGTAGAACTCCTCGGGTCGTTATTTAACGCGATTGTTCTAGCTGATGCTTCAACCGCTTTAATGATCATTTTCGACATCTATTACGCTTATGGCGTAGTATCCATGCAAGCTCGAATAATCCCTTTATTTTTTGTTTCATTCGATGTAGTATCATTATAAACAGTATTGTTACGCTTTTCTTGCCGTAGGATTTAATTGAATAAAGGGAGGCCACTTTTATGAATCGAAAAGTAATGCTTGCTTTGCTTCTTTGTGTGTGTCTTCTCGGTTGTTCCAAAAACTCAACATCTTCAACAACGTCTGATTCTCCTTCGATATCCGGCACAACTCCGGCGGTGGAAACACCCGTAACACAAACGTCTCAACAAGAGGTCGTTGATCCTTATAAAGAGCTCGCACCGTTTGACTTTTCCTCGGAAGCTGGATCCGAAGGTTGGACACTGGTTTCTCAAATCGGTGGAACCACGAAAGCAGTTTGTCACGTTGGCGATTTTGTATATATTGGCTCCGGAATGAGCGTTGTGGCGCTCGATGCGTTCGATAAACAAAACATTCATATTGTTGGCACGAGCCGGATGCTTCCAGGTAACATACAAAACATCACTTGCGACGGAGTTGGGCATCTCTTTGTATCCTGTGGCGACGGAGGGGTTGTTATCATGAGCGTGATGCGCCCTGCGGAGCCAAAGATCATCGGCTATTTGGATACGCGCGGATTCACGGAAAATGTAACGTTGTCAGGTAATTGCGCTTTGATCGCAGATGGGCCATGCGGAATCCAGATCGCCGATGTATCCGATGTAACAAAACCTGTATGGATCGGCGAAGCATTTCCTCTAGCATACGTCCACGATATCGCGGTACTTGAGAACAGCGCTTACGCGGCAGCTGGCGGAAGCGGAATTTTAGTGACTGACATCAGTGACCCCACCACGCCAATCGAAGTTGGTATTGCAGATACTGGCGGATTCCAGTATGGTGTAGACATTTATGGCAGCAAGTTGTACTGCGCCGCCGCCTGGGGCGGAGTAACAATAATCGACTTAATTGATCCATTTGATGCATCGCGCATGGAGACTATTGCGGTCGACGGGTGGGCGATGAACCTTTCGGTGAGCGGAGATGAACTTTTCGTTGTTCAGGGCGCAAACGGTGTTTCTGTTTACGACCTCACGGTTCAACTGAATGAGCCGACACGAGCTTATCAAGCGGTAAGCTTTATAATTAGCGGCGAGTACGATGGCAAAACCGCGTTCCTGTTCGACAAACAGCGCGGTGTGTTGGCGATCGATTTCTCTGTTGGTAATGAACCTTCGCTTTTAGGCTCCTGGATGCCACTGTTGGACGGACGGCGCGTCCGTTGGGTAGATCAGGCGGCGTATGTAGCGGGCGGCTTGTCAGGTATGCACGTCTACGACTTATCGAGTCCTAGCACCCCGCTGGAAACGTTCTGGTGGGATACCACGGGAGGTTATGCGCGCAGTTTCGCCTTCGGCGACGACAACATGCTATATCTTGGCAATCACATGGCGGGTCAGCGGCCTATGCTGGGGTTCGATATTTCAGATCCGTTGAATCCACACTATGTCAACGATCTGCCGGATCGGGGCGGCGGCGAGTACGAGTCCATATTATTCAACGCTTCGGCGTTTCTCGGTTTGACTTACCAAAAGGGATATGTGTATGCCGCTGCCGAGTGGGCGCTGACGGTAGTCGACGTGCGGGACCCGGGCAAATACGTTCCCGTGTTCCGCGACTACGCGCAGGAACCGCTGAACATCGATTCCTGCGGTAACCGCATGGCGGCGTCGGGAAAAGAAATCTGGATCTTCGATATCTCAACGCCGGAAAGCCCCGTGTTGCTGTCATCGTTTCCGGTGAACACGTCAGGACAGGGGATCAAACTCATCGATGAAAACATACTGTTGGTAGCCGACAGTGCATCTGTGTTGACAGTCGATCTGACGGATCCTGCAAATCCTGTACAAAAAACATGCACAAAAACCAGCAGCGAAGTGATGGGCATCTTTGTCGACGGTACTACGGCGTACATGGCGACGATGGGTGGCGGCGTAGACGTATTCGACATAACCGATCCTTACGCGCCCGTGTTTCTCGAAAATATCAAGATGCTCGGTGCCACCTACGACTGTGTCGTTTCCGGCGACGTGATGTTGGCGGCCAACGCATCCTCCGGCGTCGGGGTCTATGTGCGCACATCCGCGCTGGACGATCAGGAGCGCTTGGAGGAAAACAAGACGAGCAGCCTGAAGCTCACGATCCCTGTTAACGAGTTCTTTACAGAAGAGTACATGCAGTGGCAGATGCGCAAGCCTTCCGTCCCGGTAACCGAGTATGTCGTAACAAGCACGGCTGACAGCGGGCCAGGTACCCTGCGCGAAGCGCTTTCAAGCAATCTTGAAAACTTGCGTATTACTTTTGATCCGTCCGTATTTGCTCCAAGCAACCCCGCGGTCATCATGCTGGAATCAGAACTGCCCGGATACGACAGAGACTTTTTAACGATTGATGCAAGCAACGCGGGCGTCGTTCTGGACGGGAGCCGAATGAGCGAAGGAATCGGTCTCATGCTCTACGGATCGAAATGTACCGTCATGGGCCTGCAAATGTATCATTTCCCATTCATCGCGCTAAAAAGCGGAGGATTATACAACCAGATCGGCGGGAACCGTAATATCGGTGAAGGGCCGACGGGTCAGGGGAACGTGTTCAGCGCGAATTATACAGGCCTGCAGATAACTCAGACCGGATCCGTCGTCATTGGCAATATCATCGGACTCGACCCGACGGGTACGAAGGCAATGCCTAATCGAAATGGCGCTCATATTTCTGGTTATGGCATTACGATCGGCAGCGTGAACCCCGGTGAAAATAACGTCATCAGTGGAAACACACACAGTAACCTGACTACCTGGGGTAATATGACACGCATCTTAGGAAACTACCTAGGCGTAGATGTCACCGGAACCAAGGCAATACAATCGACAGATTATGTGATAGATATGATCATCGAGTCGGGCGCTAAAAACTGCGTGGTCGGCGGCACGACGCCCGAGGAACGCAATATCATCTGCGGCGCACAGATCGGTGTCGTATTCAGCGACCCAAACACATACCAGTGCTCCGTGATCGGCAACTATATCGGAACGGACGTGACGGGGACGAAAGCCCTGCCGAATCAGACGGCCGTGCTGTACTTCCAAAGCGGAAACAACCGTGTCGGCGGTACCGCGCCCGGGGAAGCAAATCTCATCAGCGGAAACCAGAAGGCGGTGCAGTTCAGCAGCCTCGGTTACACGGATAACATCTTTATCGGCAATACTATCGGGCTGGATGCCAATGGAAAGCCACTGCGCAATGAGATTGGCATCTCGATTGAACAGGGGGAACTGCAGGCGGTCGTCGGCGGGTTCACACCGAAAGAAGCGAATGTTATCATAGCGAACTTCCCGGTCACGATTTCCGACAAAGGAACACAATATGCCTACGTTGCGGGCAATACCATCTCCGATTCATCTAACGCTGGTGTTTTCGTAAGCAATGGCTCTCACAATAATTTCATTCAGCGAAATACGTTCACCCGAATGACGGCTCCAATTCGTATCGATCTGGAATCGGGGAATATGGTACGTAGCAACTCATTTGAACGGATTGACCAATACACAATTTTTCTAGTCGAAGGCGGAAACGAGGATCAGATGGCACCACAAGTTGCGGTTGCGACTGATGGGATTGTATCTGGCACCACATGTGCGTTTGGTCTAGTAGAAGTATACTGTTTCGATAACGGTCGCGTAACACCTGTTGGGTTCACAAGAGCGGACGCAAATGGTGAATTCGCCTATTCGAACGAAGCAGCCCTTGCAGGGAAGAAGATCGCGCTGTTAGTGACAAATCTAGACGGAAGTACCTCCTCGTTTTCTCATATTATTCAGGTAAAGCCGTGAAGTATTTTCATCAATAAGTATCTCCATGGTATTTCTCAAAGTGTCTCCAAATCGACTAAACATACGGCCAAAATGAAGAATTATCCGACGTATGCTCTGATCTGCCCTGCATCTCGGATAAATCGTTATCAGCCAAGTAGCTCCATCCATTGAGGAGAATGGAAACAAATGAGAACCGAACGTTATTACATAATGTATGCCTTTCTAAATTGTTGCTGGAATCAGGTGGTCGACAGAGTGTTCCTTTGCGGACTTTGATATTCCTTGAAACTGCTTATACACCTCCCACTGGTCGAGGAGAGCGCCAAGCGGCATAAGCCAAACCTCGCGCTCCGGCCGCCCCAGCAAGGTCACCCCATAGAAGATCAGTCGGGCAAACAGCTCTTCGTCGCTTGCCCGACTGGCACGTTTTTTGAGGGGTCCTCCTCGCTTTCGACATAGCGCTTCGTCCCCCTAACCATCGCTTCCATGATCGCGGCTTTATAGCCGGAGAGATCGAGCGGCGTGGTAAGCAATTCGACCGCTTCCTCGGTCAAAAGCTCGCGCTTATCATCAGGCTCGAGTAGGTTGTGCACGAGTGCGCTCTGGTTGGCAAGCAGTGTGATCAACCACACCACTTCATCCAACGCGAGCTCAAAGTTCTCCGCTTTCATGAGCTTGTCACCGAGATGCTCCAAGCCACCGTATCGCTTGGCAATTTCCTTGGTCGCACGCGTGGTTAGGAGCATTTCATACTCCCGATTGCCGATCTGGATCATCGCGCCTCTGTCGTTTTCCATCTTTTAACCCTCCGCCGCAAATGTCGGCTCGTAGACCTGTGTGTACCAGCCCGAGATCGTCGCCGTCGGTACGCTCGTATCGTCCTCGTTGACCTCCGCTTTCCACGGATGCTTGCCTTGTCCGTCCAGCTTGTTGCGTCGGATGATCGTTCCCTCGATCGACGGAGTCGAGAACGTGATGTTGTCGCCCTTCGTCTGTAGGTTCGTTGCGGGAATTCCGAACACAACGCGATAGAGCCAGAAGTAACGGTATTTGCCGTTGCTCTTCTTCGCGCGGAAACCAATCGCGACAGGCTGACCGCCGTTCTCGCTCTGAGAAACCAACACCTTGTTGTCGTCGATCTGTGAGCCGGTCAGATCGCTCGCGACCGCCGCGCCGATGTTGTCTATGCCCAGTGTGAGCGTACCGCTTTTGAACTCCTTGACCACCTCGGCCGCGCCATCGTCGGCATAAAGAGTCGCTTCGTTAATATCGATCTTCAATTCCGCGGACATCGCCTTGGCGAGCGAAACGGGCGCGGCATAGGTCTCGTCACCGTTCGCGCCTTCGGTGATCTTCGCGTAATACAGTTTATCCAATCCGATGGTTGCCATCTATTCTCCCTCCATGTACTCCTTTGCCACATCAATAGCAAAGTGGTGATAGCCCGTGTCCTCTTCCAATCCGATGTAGCGACGTTCCGATACCAGAAATCCCGCCGAGAGCAGCAGTCGAACGAGCTGTCGTTTCTTCGCGCCGTAGTTAGCCTTCGAAAAGAGTGATAGCCGCGCCTCCTCGATGTTCATGCCCGGCGCATTGTCCGAAAACAGCTCAAAGTGCTCCGAAATCGGTGTGATCACGACGTACTCGTCCGGCGCGGTGGTAGAGAAAACGCCGGTCTCAACAGGAAGTTCGGCGCTCTCGACGATCGTATTCAGTTCTTCTAACATACTCACGGAAGATCCAGTTCCTCCTTTAGCGCCGTCTGCATCGCCTCAATGCACGGTTTCCGGCTTGAGGACTTGGTTTGTTTCAGAAACGGCTTTGGAGGCTGACCATGCTTTCCGTATTCCAATACATTGGCGAGCATGGCGTTGCTCACTTCACCGCGTCCCTCCGAAAATCCTACTTTCACGTCGAGGTTTCCATCGCGATCCAGCTTTGCGGGTGATACACCAAGCGATGCTGCAAGCTTGCCGGTCGAGCGGGATTTTAACTTTGTGCCTCGCCCGATGGCCGCTTGCAGATTCGATTTCATCTTCGCCATGACGACCTTGCCGCCAGCCGCGAGCGCTTTCGGGATCGCCATGTCGAGCGCGTTGCCCATCCCGGCGATCTGGTTGAGAAACTCGTCCGGCATCTCGATTTTCACCTTAGCCATCCGGCGTCACCTTCTTTGCAAGCACTTCTAGATACATCCCTCTGCCCTTCACATCCTCGACGGACGTGATTTCAAAGCGATCATCACCGCAAAGGATCACATGAGCTGTGGCCACGGTCAGGCTCGGGATAACTCGAAGCCGAAACAAATCCGTCGCCTCTGAAAAGGCGGCGCGGTTGACCCATTTCTGAGAACCGTGCCGCCCTTCCCTATATGCAAACACCGACGTAATGACTTGATCTGTCTTTGTCGCGAAACCCTCCGAGTCCTTCGTCACTACTTCCCGCACGATGGAGATCAGCGTGTTCATTCTGCCGTAACTCATGATCCTACCTTCCAGTCGCGGTCAAGGCGAAGCAGGGTGTTCACTGTGTTCCATACCTGCTGGCCTGCCTGCACATTATCCGCAAAGAATCCGCCCGTACTACCATCCCGACTTTCATAGAAATGGGAAGTCAGCATGATCACTGCCGCCTCAGTTGTCGGCGGCATACCCGCCACTTCGTAGGTTCCGGCGGTCAGGTGCTGATAGCTTTCGGCGTAGGACACTGCGGCGTCGATTAGCCGCTGAAGCAGTTCGTCATCCGCATCATGCGTCAGAATCAGGTTCGCTTTGAGTTTGTTCAGCAGCGTCGCCATATCATTAAGACGCGCCCGCTTCGTCCGCCGCCATGATTCCGGCGTTCTTGAGCTTTAGAAGAAGCGCGTTGAGATCGCTCTTGAGGTCGGCAATCGTCGTTGCAGCGCTCTCCGCTTGATTCGTCGCTTGATACACGCTGCCAGCGGTTTGCTCAGTTGCATATCCCGATTGCAGCCCAGTGACGGTGGCGGTATCCAGCACCTCCAGAGTACCGCCAATCACCAACCGATCCCCGCCATCCGTGAGGTAGTTCTTGCAGTTGCGGGTCACATCGCCCGCTGGGGTATCAATGATCTCCATATAGACCCACCGTTACGCTTTCTGCTGCAGGACCTTGATCGCTTCCGGCAGGATCAGCTTGCCGTCGAGGCGCTGAGAAGCAAGGAAGCCAACCTGACCGGTGGTCGCATACAGCTCATTCAGGCGTTTGAACGTACGACCCTGACGGTCAGCGATCCAGTAGTAGGAGAAGTCGCCGAACGCGATGGACTTGTTCCCTGCGCTGACTCCTGGCATGAACTCGCTGGTTACGATGCGGTGGCCGAGAATCGTGTCCGGCGCGTTTTCCGTGATGCCCGGTCGCCAGAGATACTGCCCGTCGCCGTCTTTGAGCTTACGCAGAAGCTTCACGGTGGTGTCATTGAGTACGAACACCGCGCCCTTACGGTACGGTGCGCGGAGTGAGTACACAAGGTCGATCAGCTCGTCGCCCGTGATCGCAGCAACGCCCGCAGTGGTGACGCCGACCTCCGCGCCACCGGTGGCATTGAGAATACCGATGGGCTTGCTCACACCGTTGCCGTTGAGGAACGCGTCCTCTTCCTTGTCGCCGATACGTTTGCCAAACTGCTCGGAGACATATCCTTCGATGTCGAAGATGCTGTCGGAGAGCAGCTCTTCCGACACCTTGATCATGGTTGCGAGCTTGTATGCGCCAAGGACGACCTGCGAGAAGGAGTCGTCCGAGAGCGGATAGGTGCCTTCTTCATCGACCCAGTCGGCGGTGCCTTTCGAAGCGACCACCGGAATCTTACGATCGCCATAGCTCGTCTGGATGACATGGCAGAGCGGACGCAGCACGTTTGCTTCTGTCAGCTTCTGAACCAGGGTGCGCTCAAACTCGTCGGGAACGAGATAGCCGCCCTCACTGTCGGTACCTTCTTGCAGTGCGTTTAGGATCTCCGCTCTTGGATTCTTGGAGCGGATCGCGTTCCAGAATGCCTTTTTATACTCGGCAGTCGCGCGGCCAGTTTTTTGCTCCGTATTGGTTTGAGCGGGCTTGCTGGTCAGCGGATCGGCGGTGGGTTTGTTCAGTTCCGCGTCAAGCGCCACCTGACGTTCGAGGCGCTCTACCTCTTTGCCGAGCGCAACGACCTCGGCTTCCATCTTTTCGTATGCGCCAGCGTCCTCGGCGGTGAGCAGTCCGTCCGTGCCGCGCTTGACGTCCAGAAACGCCTTCGCGGCATCCCACTTCTTCGCGCGATTCTCGCGCAGTTGCAAAATCGTATTCATTCGTTTCCTCCTTAGTGTGAAATCAAAGAGAGCCGCTGATAAAGCGGCTCCGCAGGGTATCTCGATACGGTTGTTTGAGCGGCGGTTGTCTCTTCCGTTACAGGTGCCTTACTCGCCTGTTTTCGCTGAACTTTATTCAGCAGAGAGTTTGTAACCGCGCGACGGGAAAAGCTGAACACCACATCGTCGTGCTTCGTTTGTTTCTTCTCGTCCTCCAGCACACCATCTGCGAAGCCAAGCTCAATCGCTTTATTCGCGTTCATCCACGTTTCCGCGTCCATGAGGTGCGCGAGCTTCGCGCGGGACATACCCGTTTTCAGCTCATATGCGTTGATGATGCTCTCCTTCACCTCATCCAGCATGGCGATGGCTTTCTGCATCTCTTCACTGTCGCCAATCGCCACTGTCAACGGATTGTGGATCATGAGCAAGCTCGTCGGTGCCATGAGCACTTCGGTTCCCGCCATAGCGATGACCGATGCGGCACTTGCCGCGATGCCGTCAATCTTTACCGTGATATGCCCTTTGTAATCCATCAGCATGGTGTAGATCTGGCTCGCCGCCACACAATCGCCGCCCGGGCTGTTGATCCAAATCACAACGTCACCCGTACCGGCGCTCAGTTCGTCCCTGAACATCCTCGGGGTGACGTCGTCTTCAAACCAGCTCTCTTCGGCGATCGTGCCGTTCAATGTCAATGTGCGGGTGCCGTCTTCGTTTCGTACCCAGTTCCAGAATTGCTTCTTCAAGCAGAATCCTCCTTGTTGTATTGTGTTCCAGCGAACAATCCCGCATCCTCCAGCTTCGTCATCGCCCCGTTGATCAAGTACAGATCACCGCCAAGGTCTGGCGCGATGCGATCGAGGTTTTCCAGTTCGCGGATATCGTTCGCACTCATCCAGCCGTTTTGCCGCGCGGTGGCGTACCCGCTCATGCGGGAGGCATAGTCACCGCGCAAAAGCCCATCTACGTTGAACTTAATGAAGTACGTCGGCTTTTCGCTCTCGCTGAACAGCACCCGGCACATACTCTGTTCCCAACGAACGACCCAGGGATCAAGGGTATATTTAACGAATTCCAACGACTGCTGCTCGATGTTGCTGAACGACGATTTCTCCAAGTCCGCCAACATGTGTGGTGGCACGCGAAAGATACGCGCGATCTCGTTGATCTGAAACTTCCGCGTTTCCAAGAACTGCGCCTGCTCAGGTGCGATCCCGATGGGCGTATATTTCATGCCCTCTTCCAGCACCGCGATCTTATGAGCGTTCGCACTGCCCTGATATGCCGAGTTCCAGCTTTCCTTGACCCGCTGTGGGTCTTTGATCGTGCCGGGATGCTCCAGCACGCCAGCCGGGGCCGCGCCGTTTGCAAAGAACTTTGCGCCGTACTCCTCCGTCGCGATCGCCAACCCGATGGCGTTCTTTGCCATGGCAATAGGGCTATAGCCGATCAGGCCGTCGAACCCCAGTCCGGGGATGTGCAGCACGTCTGAGGGAGAAAGTGTCACCTGTGTCGATTTCCCGAGTGTGGTCGGATCCTCCGACCCGCGCTGATACAAATAAAAAAGCCGGCCGCTTTGATCACGGTCGACTGTCATTTTGTTCGGCATGAGCGGATAGAGTGCGATCACCTCGCCTCTTGCGTTTCGAATGATCTGTGCGTAGGCGTTGCCCCAAAGGAGCAGATGGCTCATGAGCGTTTCCCGAAACGCGAAGCTTGTCATCTCGGGGTTGGGTTCGTCGTGAAGCAGCCGATAGAGCGGATGCTTGAACGCTTTCTCTTTTCCGCCGCTGTCGTTGTACCGATAGACGTTCAGCGGCAGGCCCGCGACGGTTTCGGATAGGATTCTCACACAAGAGTACACCGCCGTCATCTGCATGGCAGTCGTTTCATTGACCGGTTTCCCGCTCGATGTGCCGCCGAAGAAGAAGCTATAGCGACTGCCGTTGAGAGAATCTTTCGGTTTGACGCGGGAGTGAAATATCGCTCGAAGCGGATTCATGCGTTTCCTCCAAGGAACATTTGATTGACATAAACAGAAAAAAGCAGTACAGTTGCACTTGTGTGGTGTATTTTCACACCATACAATATTTTATTTGAGGTATTTGATGTACAGCGACAAGACCATCGTCTGCAAAGATTGCGGACAAGAATTCACCTTTACTGCCAACGAGCAAGA